AACACGAGTACGCTCAATATCAACAACAGAGCGTTGGTTGTCGCCTGTCTGAGTTGTAGTCTGAGTTGTAGCCTGTTGCGTGGCCTGTTGTGCGGCATGACTGGTTGCGGACTGTGTGGCTTCAGCAGATCTTTGTTGCTGTACAGGGACAACAGTTGTTTGTTGCTGTTCAGAACCCTGTTCTTGATTTTGAGTTTCTTCGTCCATTTTACGAATATTAAGATTAGAATTAGTGATAATTTCGACTTCGTTTTCATCTTGATCAGATGAACGAATCATTGCATTAAAGTCGGCGGGTACGGGAACTAACGAAATTTCCATGGGCTCCCAATCTACAACACGGTAGGTAGGTACCTTTTCGCCCTGGCTCAATGGCATTGCCATCATTTTCCAAGTGCGATAGCCAACGGAAACGCTTTTGATGATTCCATTTTCAATATCATCCCATAGGCCTTGGGCATCTGCCCGTTTTGTGAACTTTATTGTTGCAATGCAACGCTTGTTTTCAATCTTCCAGGAAAGAACAGTTCCGTACTGGTTTTTGATTGTATATGTGCCATGGGTATCAACTACGGGAATTGCGCCAGCGTCCAAACGTGCAGCACGAATACTTCCAGAGTCGCAAACCAGAACTTCAAAAAAATCAGTGTCCCAACCCCGGCGGTAAACTGGTTGTTCTGTTGCAAAAACAACATCAAAAGTGCGATCTTCAACATTGATACTATTTGTATCAATTGTCGCACGTTGCATTAGCTTCGGTATGTTATTCTTCTTTTTGCTCACGATGTCAAAAGTATTATTCACAACGAGGCACAAACCCAACATTTAGCCAACAAAAAAAAAGCCGCACTATGAATAGTGCAGCCAAAACCCACGTTTTAACAATGAAACGATTTATCCAGTATAATTACACCTGGTACAGAACTCGACAATAAATCCTTCGATATCGCAACCATCAATACATGAAAGCCCAGTATCTACAATGGTTTTGCTGTCGGGGATTGTGGGTATTGAGATATTTTTTACCGGCATTCTTTCGGCCAGTTCAAAGTATATAAAACTATTCTTCATCTTCTTTTTTATTATCGATAGTTTGTTCTTGTTGTTTGGGATCAAATTCAGAATTCCATTCAGCTTTGATACCGGCCTCCCTAAATAACTCAACATCGCTTTTATATTCCGATATCACCTGGTCCGGTTCAAGACCGTTTTCGCGTACTACATTCGACCATGTATTAAAGCCAGCGCGTACAGCTAATTTATCACCCTCTATTTCCTTTTTAGGATCAACCATTTTTTTTCTTGGCGGTGTCCAAGAAAGAATAAAATCTTCCGGCACCTGCATACCTGCAACCTTGATTTTAACCAATAGCCAGGCAAATACAGGATTGCAAAATTTAGGTATAATGAGCATCCATCGAAGATCATCAATGTTATTTCCAAACTCGTTCCAACCGGCCTTATAACTGCTGAAATTCACATTTGAGTAATCACCTGTTAACTGTTCATAGGTAACTCCTAATCCCGTCGCAACATCTTGCCTATGTGTTTTTACAAAGCTTTCATATCCGTTTGAAATTGGAGGTGCTGAATGTGATACACCTTCTCCTGGGAATAAACGATACACCATGCCAGGTTCAACATGTTCTATGTCTGTATCGTAATCATCCGGATCGGCATCATCGCCGGAAGATGGATCATTTTTCGTGATGAAGGTTCCGTAACATGCACTAACTTTTTTCCCAACTAATTCTGAATCGCTGTAATCTTCCAGGTCTTTAATTTTCAGCATTACCGGCGTGCTTGACGGAACGCCACGATGCTGGCCAGGTTCATCGGCATCATAAAGATGAATGATGAAAGAAACATCAATAGGTTTACTTATAGCTGTGGCCGATTCTAAAGGGTTACGGTCGTAAAGCCAATATTTAATTCTTTTGCCGTTTGAGTTGTATTCAACTCCATTCATTATATAGCCGCCGCCCCCGGTGTTATCCTGATTTTTTGTGTTATCAAGAAACTCGGGCGCAAGTACCTGGAGCTGTAGCCCCAACGGATTTTCTTCTATTGTAACGTCACGTCTTACAATGATGCATTCGCCGGCAATAGATACGGTACGCATCGCTAACTTTTGAAGGCCGTAAAAGTCGAAATTTCCATCATAATCACATTTAATGTTTTCAGCCCAATTTCGCCATTCAATTTTCATTTTTTCTTTCCACGATGTATTTTTCGTGTTGAAAGAAGGAATAATACCATAACCAACTACGTTATTTGCTATAACTTTTACCGCACGTCTGAAGTGGTGGGAGTTTTTATATAAATACCGGCTCCTTTGGGTTAACGTATCTTTTTCTTTGCCAATTTCAGAGTTTACAGATGCTTTATTGCCTCTGAAACTATCGAAACGTCGTCCTTTTGCTGCACCTTCATAGCTGCGCTTTTGGGTTTCATGTGCCAAGGCCAGTGCTTTATTCTGCATTCGCTTTGCCGCCTTTCCAGGTGACAGTTCAAACAATACTCTATCTATAATATTCATTATTGAAGGCCTTTAGTAAATGAAGCAAATTTTCTTGTTTTGACCTTTCCGATGCCCAAAGCCTTTTCTATTACAGATTTGGCTTTGAGCATTTCGTTTAAAGTCATATACTCAACTTCCTTATCACCATATTTCACACGCCTGGCTCCTTGGGCAATGGCCTCATTCAAGGCTGTAAGATTATCAGTTGTCCACATGGATATTTACGAGTTTAATGTCAACACAAACCATATCAGCTTTCAAATTTCCCGCAATTTTGACGATGGATTTAAGCTGTTGGTGCTTTGTGGGGTAAATATTCTTCCATACCTCCACTTTCTCTACTGCTTCAAATACCGATTTTACATCGTGATCGAACATGCGCGATATCTCACGTAGTCCCATTTCTCCTTCGTGTTTAAGGAGATAAAACAATGCGGCTTTTTTATCAGTACTTTCTTTTGTTTTACGTGAAAAAAATTCACGTTCAACTTCAAAGAATATACAGCCAGCATCTATAAGCCTTTCGGGGTAAGGTTTTTCCATGACGAGGTATTTTATAATTGCCATAAATTATTTTTGTTATTTATCCCAATAGCCTGAACTTTTTGGGGCTCTTTTTTTCTTTTTTACTTCTTTAATTTCTTTAGGTGCTGCAACAACATTTTTAACTTTGGTAGCTACGGGCTTTTGAATTTCCTTTTCCCATTTTTCCGGTGTCCAACGGTCGAATCCCAAAACATAAGCAGCTGCAGTAGCATAAACCCTAACGTCAAGGGGCTCATTTCTTTCATATTTTTTTACCCATTGGTAAGTGATCATTCCTCTGTTGTTTCTAACTGGCTGAATCGCCTCAGCTGTAAGACCACGGAAGTAATGCGGATCTCTTTTTGTAAACAGGCAATATCCTGCGGGTACTTCACCGGTTTCCAGGTTAACATTCAATCGTAGCCATCCATAGAGCTGGCCTTTCAAATAACTTACACCTACGTGCCAAACTTTCATCTTGCCAAGCTTTTTACCTTGCTTGTTTAGGTCCACAACCCTTGGAGGCATAAAGGGCGCTTGCACTTTTTCATCACCCCTTACTGGTAACACTCGTGTTGGGCCGTGTAGTTTTGCCCAATCGTTAACTTTATCCGGACGGTAGCCAGTATCCACGGCCATGTACCTAATGTGCAGCGTTCTCTTATCTTCTGTTTCAAAAGGTTCATCTAAAACCTTAGTGAGCTGATCCCAAACATCTTTTTCATTTGTATCCCCTAACAAAACGCGGTAATCAATTTGCTGGCTGTTACGGCCGCGCATCCAACCTACAATTTCAACTTCCAAACGATCACCTTGAACATCGACGCCGGCGGTAAGGAAAGCTACACTTCCCAAAGGCTTGTTTTCTGGAAGGCCGTAAAGCTGGCTTTTTTCGTACAAGGCTTCCCACTCAGGGGCTTCTGTTTTTTCTTTGTAGGTTTCACCAAGAATTGTATTGATAAAAGCCTTCATTTTGGGTTCATCACCCTGGCATTCTTCCCATTCTTTTGCTATCTCCGCCCAACTCATCCAACCATCAGGGCTATACAGTGTGCTTATGTGATAACCGACCATATCCGGGCTTGAATTTTCCGGTTTTGTTGCAATCCATTCGCCATTATGAAGCATCCAAGTTTTATGCCGTTGCTCAATTTTCCCCTTACAATGCTCACACACATAATGGCACGAATCATACTTTCCTTTTTCCCATTTCAAATTTTTGAAGACGAGTATTTGTTTTTCGTTGCAGTGCGGACATGGAACGAAAAAGTAACGCTGATCAGTTTTTAAAAAATCGTTTTCGATTACGCTTCTACCTTCGATCGTTGGGGTACTGATTTCAAATATTTTCTTCTTATACCCGAATGTGGCCGTCCTTTTTTCCGCCAGTGATATTGGGCTACCCTCTCCATCAACATCCATAGGATAGCGGTCAACTTCATCAAGGAACAGAAACCTAACCGGCATTGATGATAAGCTTGCCGCACTGTTCGCACCCGTAAGTACCAAACTTCCGCCAGGGTAATCCTTTTGGAACATGGTGTTACCACCCTCACGGCTGCGTTTCCTGCCCATCTTTTCAGCAATCCGGGGGATTGTATCAAACATGGGATCAAGACGAAGCTTGACATTCCTTTTCATCATGTCCAATGTTGGCTGTATGGCCATCATTGGGCTCGGTGCCTGATCTATTATATACCCAATCCAGTTATTACCAACTTCAGTAAGCCCCAACTGAATACCTTTCATCACTATAATCTTCCTTACAGGTGAATGCAATGAAAGATTATCCATAATCTCAATATTAAAAGGAGTGCGGGAAGCATTGTAACGGCCAGGTTCCGCACTACTTTTATTATCAAGGATTCTATTCTTTTCGCTCCAATCACGCAACGAAAGTTTAGGTTCCGGCTTCAATGCCAGTAAGAAGGCTGCGATCAGGCTAAACTTCTTTATCGGATTCATTCAATTCTGATAATTTGGTTAATATTTCAAAAATTGCATCTTGCATAATTCTGATTCCTGCAGCTCTGTTTTCAGAAGCCCTTATACTATCTACTACACGATCCGGCATACTTTCCAAGGCCTTTCTTATTTCCTGGCCAGCAACAAACATTTGCTTGTCAACCTCTGATTTGGCTACCAGTAAACCTTTCTTTTTATTAAGTTCTAAGGCTCTATCCTGTGCGGAAAACACAGCTTGCAGCCTTACAGCTTCTTCATAGGTAGTTCTTTCATTCAGCGTTACCGGTCCATCTTGACGGCCTCCAAGCGTTGGCGGATTCATTTCTTCACCAACAATGGCGCCGTACTTGTAACCATATTCACGATTAGCTATTGGTACTATTATTTTTTTGGCAATATCATCCCAGCCCTTGGCAATACGGCCTTCCTGTATTGCCTTGGAGATAGCATTATTTGAAACGCCAAGCATTTCAGCATATTTTCGTTGGGATAGTCGCTGCAATTGATGATTCCTATTCGTTTATGTAAAATTCTTCCTGGAAGCCTTTTCTGTTGAAATAAAAAATTTTATTCCCTTCGGTCTGATCGCGTTCAAATACCAACTCCTGGCCCTGCCTGGTTACACCAACAGCAAACGACCAATAGCGTGACATTTCGCGCTTCATTCTTTTTTCGTTCCAACATAATTGCAAAAGATACCTGGCCGTATGTTTGTAGCCATGGTAATCCCGTATTTCCTGATCGAGCGGGGCACTCATACAGCGCATATAAGGAGAGATATTAAAACTACCCAATGGCAGGCCTTTGCTACAATGGGCGTAAAATTCCTCAAAGTAAATAGGGTCATTATCTTTCTTATTTTCCCAACACCAATTAATAAATTCATGAACGGTTGGGTATAACCTTTTATACGTATCATGGAATGGTTTAAAGAAATTACTTGATTCACCTTCATAGGTTCCTTCTGTTTCCAAGCCAATACTTTTTGCATAAAGCCGGATACCTTCAATGAAATCAAAAGTTTCTTTGGTAAGGTCGCGCGCATCTTTCATAGCCTGCGTTATTACTTCTGATCCCAATGCCTGTACATCACGGTTAGCCATTAAGAATTTTTGCTTTCGATTCAAATGCAGGGCGGCCAGCCATATTCCGGAAACACCCTTGTCTTTAATTTTATCAATGAGGTTTATAGAATCGTTACCAGGCATCCATTGCGGAACTGTAGGATTCACACCTACTAACACTTCATGGCCAGCTTCTTTTAATTTGTCAATAAGTTCAAACCGGCTCTCTATAGATGGCGCTGCAATTTCAACCTGCTTTCTTATCTTATCATCAAGCATTGGAATTGATACATACCAAACAGATTTAGGCAAAAATGATAATACATCATCAATACCTTTACCGCCTCTCGTTTGCAATGCTACAGGTATTCCCATTTGAGTAAGGGTTTC